CGGCCCGGCCGGATTTTCCGGCCGGGCCACTTCGTGTGAGTGCTCACTTAAACGATAGCACAAACACAAAAGGGGGGTCCTTCGTGGGGCTCCCCTTTTGTGTTTCCAGCCGAATTCAGTCTATCCCAGTAGCTATGATTCTTTAATCACCTCAGCGTCAACGATCCCCATCTCCCGCAGGACATCATCAGCCGGAATCGGTGCCGGGAGGGCTTGTGCCGCCTCGCTGGCCTTCTCACCAAACAACCTGCCAATCAATGTCGCCTCTCCGGCAGCACGACTTCTAGCGGTCACGTTGATAGCCAGACGCTCGGTCTCGTCCTCATCTAGAGACTCCAAGATTTCCGTGAGTACCTTGATCTCCCGCGTCAGATTAGGGTCCGCATATCCGCCTTCCTGCTGCTCAGCGCGCCACATTTCCGCTACGCGCTTATATTGGATCTCCGCAACCATCTCCTTGATACGTCGTCTCTGCTCCACCGTGCGGATCTCTACAGGCAGGCTGTAGGCGCACGTATAGCCAGGCTTGAACTCCTCGCACGACACTCGCAAAAAACACGTGTCGCATATCCGCTGGCTCTCATCGACCACATTGAGGTACCGGCGGCGCTTAGTGACGAAATTCCCGTCTTCCCCGATTTCGCGCTCTTCAATCTCGGAGACTTCGAATCCGGGCGTGATTTTGTGGGCTGCACGACGCCGGATACCTACCAATCTTTTTCCTGTTTCCTCACCCGAATTGGTAGGTGTCTCCGGCTCAAATTCCGCGTAATCGCGCGAAGCCTCTTCCGGCGTCATAGTAGCTAAAACTCCTCGCTGATGCGTCAAATACTTCTGCCACGACCATAGTGACACCCGCAGAAGCTCCGTTTTATCTCCGGATTCGATCAACGCCGGATCAAATCCGACGTGGATGAAGTGCTGCCGGTGGCGCTTCCGTCCCTGATCCGATTCGTTCTTGCCGTACCATTTAAGCTGCTTTCCGGTCCAGACGATCGTCTCGCCATACAGCGCGGGGGACAGCCAGCTCGTGCTGGAGACCGAATCCCAGGGCAACATCTCCAGTACACGTGGCTTGGTCATGCCGACGCCGTGGAGTCTGATTCCGTCTCTGGCCAGACTCCGCAAAACAGGCACGATATCTCGTCCATTGAGATCCGTTACCGGTACACCGACACGTCCGTATCGCTCTGCCAACTCGTGCAGCCGAGGAATCTGATCCTCTGCGTGCCATATCGGCAAGAACTTATCTCCGGCCAAATCCGGCAGCTCGGGAAGAGTGAATCCGGGAACATCCCAATCCACGATGACGGATGCTCGCCACAAATTCGCCTCTACAAAGGCGAGATACTTCCGTCTCAGCTCCACCAAATCATCGTCGGCATACTTTCCTGGATTGGAGCGGATGGAGTACGCTCCGGAATCCACGAGAATTTCCGTTTCGGGGCCGAATTTGTCAGCCAGATACCATGGCCGCTTGAACTTCACTCGCCGGGAAAGCCCGACGAACGAAATAGCAATGTGGCGGACCCCCTCATTTGTGAGCAGAGCCCGCCACTTTGGAATTTCGGCACCCGCAAAATAGTAGCGGGTCATTTACATCCTTCAGTCGATTCCACGCGCCTTCCGGTACGCGGGAAGGTCCTCATCCGAAATCTGTCGGAATCCGGGATGACGCATCGCGTCCCGAACCTGATCACCGAGGCGACGGGTCTCCCATGCCGGGCGCGACAAATTAAATGCATGAGATTCGTGCGGGGTGATACGGACACCACTGAACTGACGCGCGTCCCTAAGGCCACGCGTGTCGCGGAACGTCTGGTGGAGTACGTGCACCGGAACCCCTCCAGTCGGGCGCGGCGTGCGAGCCGCGCGGGGGGAAGACGGAATAGGTGTCTCAATTCTACTCGGTTTAGCCTGCTCCACCGGCTTTGCCTTGTCCGATGTCTTCGGAGTCGGCGCAACCTGACGGAGATTAACCACGCCTTCCGGAGATGACACCGCCTCTGCAATGGGCTTGACATTGCCTTCGTGTTCCGGTCGGAATCCAGAGGAAACCGACCTAGGCTCAGCCTTAGGCTTAGAGGCTGCCTTTCGCTGCTTGGAACCCACCACTTCCGGCGGCGGCGTCACCGTCTGCCGAGGGGCGGCCTTAGAGCGAGAGCGGGAACGGGAGCGGGCAGATCCGATGGTGCCAATGGCCTCAGCCTGCGCGGCAGCACGGATACGCATTGCCGTCGCCTCGTTCTCAGCGATTTTAGGCTGATTCTCCGAGGCGGCCAGCCGGGCTCCACTGACGGTGCGGATGGCGTCTGCCTGCCCGCGAGCGCGCACCCGCGCAGCATTGGCCCGCAGATTGGCCACCTGATTAGCGGCGTAAGCACCATGCACGCGAGCATTGGCCACGTCCCGCATCGCCTCTGCGCGGCCCTGAGCGACACGTCTAGCCGCGTCAGCGGTGCCCTGAGCGCGAATCTGGGCGGCCTGCGCGGCGGCCGTGGCTTTCGTGCGCAGTGCATCGGCGTGAGCGGCGGCCTGTGCCCGGACAGCGTCGGCTCGGCTCCGGCCCACGTCTGCCACGCCCTGGGCGCGGGCAGCAGCAGCTTTGCGCAGAGCGTCAGCGCGGATATCCCCCATGGCCTGGGCATGAGCCTGCGCAGCGGAATACCCGGCTACGCGAGCCTGATGGGCCTGGGCTGCCCGATCCGCTTGCTGCTGCATCCGCTGGCGGTGCTTGAAATCGGACCGGTAAGCATCCCTGACCGTTTTTATATCCGCCTGTTGCTGCTGGTCAGAAAATGCATTCCAGCGATCGGCGGACTTATACCTGAGGCGTGCGGCCTCATCAGCGCGGCGAGCCTGGAAGCGGATATTCTGAATCCGCTGCTCTTTCTCAACATCGACATTGGCGCTGAATTCTCGCCGGTCATAAAAGTCCTGCTGACGAGTCTTCCGAACCTGCTCCCGATACTCCTTTTCCCGCCGATCCCTGAAAGACTTGAACCCCCAAGCCTTAGCAGTATATTTAGCACGCCTATGCGCGGCGCTGGCGACCCCGGAGATGTTTCCGAAGTCGAAAGGGCTGGACGTGGCCATTAGACTCCTTATCAGGTCTGGGATTCTCGCTGGCGGGTCATGTCAATAATTCTCTCCAATTCCGCCCAACTTTTTAGTCCGGGCCGGTCCTTCAAGTGCGCGAATCGTGGATGGCTGTAAAGCAGGGTCGGCTGTCCTCGCCGAAAAAGTTCGACACAGATGTCCGGATTCGGGTCGATGACGAGTGCGACAGGTCCAGAAGCTCGAAGCAGATTTATCTGATAGATCCGCTCCTGCCGAATGGGATGGCCCGACCTAGGGATGCTGACGTGCTCATACTCAGTAATCCGCTCCAGCCTCAGCCACGGCACATCGTCCTCGGAATCCGCCAGCAGCACCGTGCGGTAGACCGAAGAAATGGCTTTGAGCAGATCACGCCCGTGATCACTCGGAATTCCGCTTGCCGGATCCCGAAGGATTCCCCAGATGGTGATAGCTGCCGTGATCACAAGCGCACCCCCGGAATGACCGAAAGCTGCGCTCTAAGAATGTCGTTCTTTACGTCTTCAATTCCGGCCGTGTTCTGCTGACGCAGCTTAGCGACGGTACGAAGTGCATTGACCACGCCATTGCGCTTGTGTGCTTGCCACCGATAATTCGCCCAATCGCTGTATCCCTCGCCCTGCGGGCCGAAGGCTGACCGGCGGCCGGTGTGGATGTCCTCATAAAGGGCGGCTGCCTGGGCCTCAGCGAGCCGCAGGACGGCCATGGCATTGGTCCAGGCCCCGGTATTCGGTCGGCTCCTCTGGGCCTGTGCAGCGGCCCCACGGGCACGCCGGACGATATCCCCGGCCAGCCGGGCCTCAGCCGCGATAGCAGAGGCCCATTCAGGGGGAAATCGCGACTCCGGATCAGCCGGGAGCTGGGGCGGCCGGACCGTCCACGTATCAGAGGTCAGATCGTAGGCGGCATAGGGTTTGATATTCCGGATATCGAGTCCCGTGTTGACATTGACGTAGAAAGTCACCTCATACGTCTGGTCACCAAAGCGCGTCGCGGCCGTCCGAGGCCACAGCTTGTCCCGGAGCAAATTATTAATCATGGTCGCGCACTCAGTATTGCTCAAGCCCGCATAATCCGGGTTGAGCTGGCGGAAGCGCACCCAGTCAACGCCGAAGAGGCAATCCAGATCACCATTCCCGCGTGCCGCCGCCCACTGATGCGAGATACCGGATCCGGCGAGCCAGACCCGGCTCCACGTCTCAGGGCGGTGGAAAAACTGCTTCAGGAACGAATACAGCGTGTTGATGACGAAGGTCCGAACTTGCGGCCGGATTTTGTCGCCATCAAAGAGATTCGGGTCCAAATCGTTGCGAGGTGCCGAAAAATAACCGGACTCGCCGGGTGTGATTCTCAGCCCGGCGAGTTTCCGCAAGTAGAAATTCGACACATCCTCAGGATACCGGTTTACTGCCCCGGCATCCGAATATTCTGCATCACCTGATTAGTGAGCATCTGATCCTGGGCGGCCTTCGCCATGGCCATCATGCCGTGATGCACCTGTGCGGCCACCTTCTGCGCAGCCAGATCCGTTCTCACAGCGGCGCACATAGCGTCCACCTCATCAGCGGTCGGCCGACGCACTGTCTTGACCCTGTCGGCCAACAACGACGGATCATCAGCAGCGATAACAAAACCCTGATGCGTGTGCATGACGACAAACGCCGTCTGCACAGACATCTCTTCTGTGACGCGCTCCTGCGAGCCGATATCCGCTGCACCAGAAGTATTCATGTCATACTCCAATTCGTCAAAAACTACGAGGCAACGACCTCATCGACAATCTTAAACGGGGCCTCAGCGCCACGCCACTTCACATCCGGAATTCGCAGCTTTTCCGGAGAAAGTGCCTGCGCTACAAGATTTCGCCAGTGTTCGACCTCGCGCCGCAATTCCTCCAGCTCTCGCTGAGCTTGCGCTCTCTGCGCCTCAGCGAAATACAGACGCCTGTCTAGGTCCTCCACAATGTCCGCGTGGCGACGGCGCGAAATAAACATGGCTTACTCCTTGTATTCGTAGACGCCCTGCGCGTCACGGATACGCTGGGCGACAATCTGATGGTATGGGCAAAACTGACAAAGCCAGATGTTGGGCCGGTTTTTCACGTCCAGCCCGGCCTCTTTACGCTCTGCCCTGGTATCCGGGAGCAGGCGCATGCGATCGCTCTTATAGTCACCGCAATTATGGGTGCGGTTGTGCTTCTTCCAGCACATAACCGCATCCTCAACGAACGTGTTACGAGAGTCGTAGAACTGCGTCCCGAGACCTTCCGCAGTCCGCGCATTGATCTCCTTGATGATCTGTGCGCGGATTTGCGGATCTTTCCAATGCTTTTCGTAGATATCCCGGATCAGCAGCCCGCCACGGTGCTCATTGCCGTCTGGATAGCGATGGCGGGATACAAGGGCCTCAAGATAGTAGTCACCCTCAACAGGACCCTCGTAGTCGGGGAGTTCCTCCATGCTCCCACAAGTGCCGCAGAGCAAAAGACGAATCTTAGTGTCAGTCATTGATCCCTCAGGTAATCGGAGCTGTCCAGAAAGCGTCCCACGTAATCGGCCCGACGAGGCCATCGACTTCCAGCCGCTTCTCCGCCTGGAAGTCCAGGACAACACCCTTCGTCTGTGGGCCGAAAATTCCGTCAGGCGTGATGCGCCAGCCACGCTCCTTGAGCCGCGACTGGAAAAGTTTGATGTTTTTCTGGTCTACGGGAGTGGTGCCAGGATGAATCTTCTTATTGAGGCTGGCGATACCGTAGACGTGGCCCTCGGGAAGCGGGAATTTCGGGGCCTTTGTGGTAGTAGGCTTCTTCACCGAGACCGTCTTGGCGGTCGTGAGAGCTGCCTTCTCTGCCCACTTCGGATAACCGAAGCCGACGATATTCCGGAAAGAACGATAAAGCTTCTTGAATCCGTTGCTGACGTTACCCTCGTATGTGATCAGCAGGCCATCGTCAGTAATACCGGCAACGACGCCGATGTGGTCAATGTCGGCCAGCGACTTCGACGCCGCCCAATCAAAGAAGACGAAAGCGCCCTGATAAGCCTTGTTGCCAAAACGCGACTGGCGGGCAAACCACTGCGCATGCCAGGGCGTGTACGCAAAGCAGCCAGTCTGGGAAAGCGCCTCCTCAGCGCCCTTAACACCCCCGGCACGGCGGCCAGCCTCATAGGAGATCCAGCTCAGCGCCATATCACACCAAGCAGCAGTACGGAAAGCCGGATCGCGGACACGATCAGCGTACCACTTACCATATTTAGTGGAGCCGTCTTTGCCCTCTGTGACGCCGATCTGCTCCTTAGCAACAGTCAGAAAATCAGACGCCGAAATCATCAGAAAAGCCGCTCCTGATGCCACATGGGAAGATCCCGCTCATCGCGGGGATCCTGCTCCGGATCCGCATCGTGCTCAGTGAGCGCTGCACCGTGGGAAGGACGCTGGGGAACCGGCTCCTTCATCAAAAACACCTCACCTTACACCGTAAAGCCGCCGATATGTCTTGAACTGCATGCCAGCGGGCTCGCTCCTATCAAGTCCGCCGCGATTAGGCGTGTCGGAATACGCCGACCCATCACGAGTGCCCATGCGCAGCTCAGCGTTAAGAGACCGCGATGTGGGATAGCTCATACGACTCGCCGACCTTTCCCCATGGAGACGGTCTTGCCCTTGCCGTTGCCACTGGAAGACGAGCAGTACCGGCGATCATTGAAAAGGTCGAAGATGTTCGGACCAGCGCCATTGGTATCCCGGACGACATAAGGAGTGTTGTCGCCCGCGCCGGATCTCCGCCGGTCGAAAATGTCGAGAGGCTTATCTGTCACCTGTCGTCCTCCTAACCTCCATTTAAGAGTACGGAGGAAAGGACAGACTTTTATAATTCAGCCGATTTTCCAGGTGGGCTGAAGTGGACGAAGCCTATCGGCGGTGTACTGAGAGACGGAATAAGCAGCCTCTTTGCGCTGGCGAGCTATCTCCCTTGGCGACGGCATGGAGTTCCGGCCGTAGGTGGCGACACGATCAGGCTCTCCCTTAGGAGCCCACTTTCGCCCCTCTGCCTGGTACTTCAAGCCCGTCGTCAGCCCGAATTCCGGCGGCCACTCATATTCGCTGGGATGCAGGACAACCGTGTGCTTACTAGTCCGCTCGGTCAACGAGTTATAGCGTTTCTGAATCGCGTTAAGCACACGATCCGATCGCCGCGACGGCACATTACCCAGATAGCCATCCGGGTACTCTGCCTGAGGCAGCCTGGGATCCATGCCGGATCTGCGGGCGTCCAGGAGATCCCGCCAGGCGGCGGGAGGCTGACCCCCGCCGCCATATGTGAAGGCGGACGGCCCATCAGGCACGTACCACTGATTACCGGAGTAGGGCATAGCTCACAGCCAGATAGACGGCCGGTCCTGGTCCTCTACGCGGGAATGAGTCGCTCTGTCGGCCATGCTGCGCGTAGCCGCGTCAGCGAACTCCCCAACACGCCGGGCTGTAGTGGGAGAGGTGCCGACACGAGCAGCGCCGGACGCGCCAGCTCTACCGGCGGCCGGGGCGATCCGTGACACCACAGCGGGAATGGCGCGAGCAGCTACAGCAATGAGAGGTCCCATGGGCGGCCTCAGCTATTCTGGCCGTACCGGCGACGCAGGTAGAAGTCGCCAACACCGGCCCGCGACGGCACGATTTTCGTATTCCGCAGATTCGCGCCAGCGGCGGGATCCTGCTGAACAACAATCTGCGTCGTCGGCGCATAAGTAGCGCCCATCCGCTCATGCACCTGACGCCGAACGCCCTCGGTGAGGGCCGCCTCAATCATGCCCCCCTTGGCGTTTCCGGTCTTCTTCACCGCCTTGGTGTACCGAGACGGCTTGCCGGAAACATTGACGGCATGCGCGGCAGACGTCCCCATGGTGGGGAAACTGGTTACAGTCTTGTCCATGGGACCTCCCATAACGCTATATCTACCAGTGTAGGAAAATTCCTAGACTGGCTTAGAAACGATAACCTGTAGCACGATCGCGCTCACATCCCCGTCGTCCATGGTGACCGTCGTAAAACCAGGCCGAACAGCCAGTGTCATTGCCCGGCTCGCGACGTAGCTATTGGCAATCGCCACACCCTTGATCGCCTGATTGACAGCAGCGGCACCGATAGCACGAAGCCACACTTCCTTACCGGCGTAAACGGCATGGCTGATGGCACCGGCAAGAGCGGTAACGTCACTAGACCCACGGACGCGAAGAAGCTGCGCGTTTTCCTCGGAGCCCAATTTTTCTCCTTAAAGGATGCAATTACTTACCATCCTTTTCAGAGTAGAAAAACCGGGGCAAAGTGTTATAACACAAAAAAGCGGCCCCACAAACACCGCTTAGAGAGGCGGGAGTGGGGCCGACGCCAAGCACGGAATATTCCACTACAAGTATGCCACACGCTCAGTATGTGGTGTTAGTCTATCGATCACCTCTCTTTCGTAATCGTAATCCGTCTGTCCGGTTGCGACCGCTTGAGCAATCTTCGCCAAGGTGAAAGCGTCAGCAGCATTGTCGTTCTTGCATGTCACGCCCCACTTCTGCCTAACGGCGGCGATGACATCTTCCTTAGTTGCCGAACCTTTTCCCGTAGCAAAATATTTGACCTGGCTGGGGGCGACGATGGTGGGATAGTGCACCAAATCGGGAAGTGCACTCCACAATACACGTTTTACGATGGCAGCCAGCTCCCCTGCTTCCTCCCGCCGATTCTGCCGCCCTCGTGCGTATCCTTCCATCGCCACATGCTGGGGCCACTCTGGGAGCAGGTCTAGCTGCTCCCAGAGCCAGTCCTCTACGGCGATCAAACGGTCCACACCACGCCCGAATTTGCGACTACTGAAACGCACAACGCTAATGTCCGCGTACGCGGTGTAGAGGCGAGCCAGGCCGAAACCGCCATAAGACTGATCGATACCCAGATACAGCACTAGGCAGCCCCAAGCCTGTTAAGGAAGGCGGAAACAGCATCCGGCACCAAATCCAATCCGACCGAGGTCATATCCAGCTCATATTCATACGGGATACCGAGCCGCTCGGAGATGTGGTCATTGGGCGGTGTGATGCCATCGCGACGGACGCGGACGGAGACCACCCGGCGGCCGGGCTTTGCAGCCTCCCAGGCACGGAGTGCATCCAGCTCGTACCCAAAGCGCACATCTGTGATCACGGTCCTGTCGGTAAGACGCTCAAGAGCAAGACGGATCCATACGTCCTGCCCAAAAATCGTCTTGGCGGCCTCGCCGGTTCTCTGGAGCATCATCCGAACGCGTGGATACTGGCGCTTGGCAGCATCCCAGCCATACTCAGCGACCAGCCTCCGCAGCGGAGTCCACCCTTGCACCGAGACGTGCTCCGGTATCGCCGGATTCTGCTCAATGAGGAACGCCCTCACAGGGTCAGCAAAGGCAACGCGCGAAAAACCGTGATTCAGCGTCATGTGCGCGGCGATAGTGTCCTTACCAACACCGGCATATCCGGAAAGCGCTATTACCAGATCCGACACGCAGCACCCCCGAGTATGTAGCCCCTCACTGCGACACCTTCGCCCGGAATTCGTCCGACACATCGATCCACCCGTGCAAACCGATGTGGATCTCCGTGCGGTGAAGGAAAACCTTGATCTCCTCCAATTGCTCAGGAGAGCAGCCACGGATGGCCGACAGCACATCGCGAGGGCGGGTGTAGGCACGCTTCCGGCCGGACTTGTACAAGAGGTACACAGTCCGGGGGAGGTCCTCATCGTGGATGCGGGGGGTCAGCTCGTAGTCCGTGTCAGTGATCCACATTTTGACTCCAAATCTCAGATGGCGTAGATGTTTTCCCAGCGCGTAATCGTGACGGGCGGCTGATAGCCTGAAGAGGCATCCGGGGCCGTAGAGCGGCTAATAGGGCGGACGGTCACGGTGACACCGGTTGGCCGTACGATGATTTTCTTCACCTCACCGAGGACCATTTCCCGGTCCCCGCCGGGGTAGAGGACAGTGCTTCCAGCACTGAACTGTCGGCCAAGAAACCCCTCCAGATAAACCAGGCTGTCATTCATTTCCGATTCCTTCTCCAGTCTTGGAATGTCCAGATAAGTTCGATAAAGCTGGGACCCACGAGGAATACGCCCACGAGAATCGTAATAACCCCAATAAATAGGTACTCCCACATCACTCCAATTCCTCAGGGAAGTCCGGGAACGCCTCCGGGAAAGCACGGGACACGGTGGCCGTACCCGGATTCCGAAGGGCCTCCAGCACCATCCAAGAAAACTCGCGGATTTCCTGATCGGCTTCAGGGTCGATACGCCGGGAGATAACATCCCTCCACGCCCGGAAATTACCCGTCACCACCATACGCACAGGCGTCATATTGGGCAGCACCGCACGAGCAGCCTCCCGGATCTGCTTGTACCGAACATCCGGAAAGAGCCGCTTCAACTCATCCACAAGGGAGTCATACCAGCCGAGCATCTCGTGATACCGAGATACGAGCACGTCTGTAAGATGCTGATTCTTCCGGATCAGCGGGGGGATGGCGGGGTACTCCTCAGGCCGACAAAAGCGCTGGCTCTCCACACTGAAAGAAATATGCCGGTGCCTTTCCAACTCAGTGAGCAGGGACCGCGAAGCGCCCACGACATAAAACGAAGCGGAAGCATGCTCAAAAGGCGAATGGTGGCCCTTCTCGATCAGGTTGCGAATGTACTCAAGATTCTGTGCCGTGGCAGGATTAGGCTTGTGATACGACTTGTAGCACGTCCTGCCTGCAAACTCGACAAGAGCGGCCGGGCCATTCGGCAAATCGGCCTCACCCTCGAAATAACTGAGCATGCGATCGACCGTGACCCCATAAAGCTGAGTCATGGCGATAAGCTCAACCAGCACCGAAAAATCCTCCTATGCAGTGAACTTGTTGTAGCGGATTTCCTTGTCCATGCGGCCCATACGACGCGTCAATTCGCGTGAAACCAGGAAAACGTCACGCTCAAGTGCGTCATAAACGGTTTCGGTAAGTTTGCGCACTGCGTAGACCACATTGAGGGATTTGCGAGCCTCTACGACCTCAGGGGCCTCATCAGCCCGCGCCTTCGCCGCACTGACCGACCGCTCTGATTTCCCAGCGATCAGTACGCGAGCCCGGCGCACGTCCAGCTCAGCTTCGGCTTCCTTTTCATCCACGGCAGCGAGCGCGAGCTGGCCTCCGGCGTAGGCGACCCACCGATTCAGCAGCCCGAACAGTCCCATCAGCTCGTCGTCGCTCAAGCTGGTCAGATCCCTGGGAAGTTCCGGACGCTCCCCGTCCGGCTTGGGCGGCAATTCGAGACCGTTGGCCAGGAGCAACTTCAGCGCCTCCGCTGCCGCTCTGCTGGCGGAGGGCTCTGCCCGTCTGATCCGGCGCACTATCACCCCAGCATGTAGATGAGAATGGGCATGTCTGGCACTTCGAGGAATCCTGCGGATGCGCCCGCTCCGGGGGCGGTTTTCTTCCTCGTACGGCCTCAGTCACGGCCCGCGCCTTTTCCATTAGCGGAGAAACGATGCTGTGATCTAGGCCGATCGTGAACTCTTTGACGTCCTGATTCGATTTAAATTCGTAGATGAAAGAGCCTCGCCGGACCTCAAGCCCCCGCATTCGAGCGATGTAGATGTAGAGGCTGAGCTGACGCACATGACTAGGTAGCGGCGCGTCCAGAGCCTTCCAGAGGCCGTCCAGGTCGTACAGGGACCGGCCCAGCGACGGCACCTCGTAATAGTGCTCCCTGAGCAGATCAGGGGCGTCAATCCGCAGGGTGCCGAGCCCAATCGTCTTGATTTCAATCAGCCGGGCCTTACGCTTGAGCATCCCGTCCGAGTGCCCGGCAATGAGGTAATCCTCTTCGGCATCAATAGGCAATTCCGCGTAAACGACAGCGCGCGACCGGCACGAAGGACAGGTCACCGGATCCAAACGAATATCTGTGACCTGCCAGCAGTTCAGGCAGCGCCATTTGCCGTAGAGGTCACCCGTGAGACGGAGCCAGTCTTGCCACTTGCCATGAATGGCATGCCCAGTGGCGAAAATCCCTTCCTGGCGGAAGTTGAATTCCTCCTTAGCAACTGTCATGCCCGCCTTGACGGCTACAATCCGGTAATAGGTCTGACGCGGGCACCAATCCGCCTTGGCCATCTCAGACGGATGAATCACATCCTGCCGACGCAGGGTAGGGGCGTAATACTTCTCAGCAACGACCTGAGAGAGGTCGGACAGGACATCCCAGTAGGAGCCACGAGCACGGGCAAGCTCGGCGAGCGTACCCTTCAGCTTGACTCCTCGTCCTCGTCCTCCAGTGCCAGAATTTCCTCTTCCGGCACGTCCGGATCCGTAGGTGGATGCCATTCCCAGTTCACCTCCCTCAAGGGAATTCCTTTGGCTTTCGCCTCTTGTCGCAGATTGTGACGATCATGCGGAAGCATTCCGCCCCACACGCCAGAGCTTTCGTTATTCACGCATGCGAACCGCAGGCAATAGTCCCTGACTGGGCATACTGCGTCATAAGCGCCGTTGCAGATCTCTAATACGTCGGGGTATTGCGCTGGATCGAACCAGGGATCGTTTTTCGGTGTCGGCCGAAATCTTGCGCACTTGGCCCCGCACGCGTACCAATCAATCGCCGGAATGCGCAGCCGAAGGACCATCTACGCCTCACCCACCAATGCCCGCAGGTCCTCATCGGCGATGACATCCCACAACCTCCCACCCATTTCAATTTGAAAGATCATGACTCGTCCATCCAGCAATGCGTTTTGCTCGGCTTTCTTCAGATCTGCCAGAGTGAGCCGGTAGGACGTGGCGCTCGTGGTCTTACATTCAATGGAGAATTTAGGGCTGCGAATGTCGTTCTTGCGGACCCACCCGTTTCCGGATCCCGCATTCAACGTTCCACCCCACTTTTTCGCGGCCTCGCGTTCCTGCCGCTGTGATGCTTTACGGGCGTTGGGCACTCTGCCTCTCCTGGGCACACCGCCGCCGTCGCCAGTGCGCAGGTACGTCGTCAAAGGAGATCGGATAGCCGTAGATCATCTGATCACCGCTCTCCGCTATCGGCTCCATGTGCAGGCTGCTAGGCGTGTGACATCGCCCGCGCTTACGGTGGGAATCAAAGGTGAAAACGCTGGAAAATGTGACGTGACATGCACCGCAGTGTGCGCGAGACACACCCGTCCAGTGACCACCGCAGCCACCGCAGATAACCCTCATGTGAACACCCGCACAATCAGCCAGACAAACAAGCAAGCAAAGAGGATGGATCCGATCACCATGACGACCGCGAAACGCTTGTCGTCTGAATCACGCTTATGAACCATTAGGAATCACCTCAATAGCGTGATCCCAATCGCAGCTCAAAGCAGCCTCACGAAAGCCGTCCAATTCGATACACGTGACAGATCTGCCGTCTGACAGCCGGATTTGATTCTCGCGGTAAAAACTTTCGCTCCATCGAGTAGTCACTCGATCCGGTGACGACGCGCCTCCAGACTCCTCCGCTGGCGCGCAGGAGGCGAGGACAAGACCGGCGGCAGCAGCCCACGCCCAGCGCTTCACGATGCCGCCTTCGCCAGCTTCCGGATACGCAGCATCAGATCAGCGATCTCGCCAACCATCTCCAGCCCGAACTTTTCAGGGCTGTGGTAGACGGTAGCCTCGGTGTCCTTCATGAGCCCTCAACTATTCCCGTCAGAATCTCTATAGCCTTGGCCAGAAATTCTTCGTTCTTGGTGTATTCGCCCTCTTCCCAAGGAAGGCCCTTAGTGGTCAAATAATCCCGCAGGGAGCGTGCGTTTCGTCGCCATTTGATTGCTGCCGTGAACTGTTTTAGAAGGCGCTCTGCCTGCTCTTTCGTCCGGCAGGTGGCTGCGAGATAGCAGCCTGGGCATCCGGTGAGCATCACCACGCCGTAACGGGGCTCCTGACGGAGCAGCAGCCGGGTAGGGCCTCGGTAGTAGCCGTCCTCTACGCGCAGGAGGACTTCATAGCCCATCGCTTCAATGAATTCCTCTTGCCCGCCGAATTTGTCGGCCCAGACCAGCTCACCCACGGCGATTGCTTATAAAATGAGCAATGATGCAGAGTGCCAGGGCGCACACATAGAGGGCACCTATGATGGCGAAAACGCCGACAATGATGCTAGCTAGCAGACTCATCCCGGAGCCTCTCTGAATCTGGCCGGGCCGCCTCAAACAGGATCCGGTGGCGCAGCTCTTGCTGGAAATCAAGCTCCTCGCGGAGAGATGCAAGAAGCGCGTCCTTGCCCTGCCATTTGCGGTCGCCGTATAGAAAGTACGCCCCTCGCCTCTCAATAATGTCGAAGTAGATCCCGTAGGTGAGATATTCCTTGACCAGGTCGTACTCCCCGCGACGGAATCCGAGATAGGGCGCATCAGCGAAATAGAAATCGATGCTGCCCACCCGCTGCGGGGGGGCCGATTTGTTCTTGATGGTTTTTACTTTGATGACCTGGCCTACGCGAACCTTGCCCTTACCGGGACGGGGCTCGTCAATGAATTCATCACGGGTGACCTCCAGCCGGACATTGAAGGCATAGTTTTTGGCATTGCCGCCCGGCGTCGTCTTGGGTATCCCTCTTGGGCTGTAGGCACCGATAGCATCTCGCCACTGATTGACGAAAATGCCGGTGATGGGGCGGTCGCCATCATCAGGGACCCGGTTCAGTGCTGAGCCGAGTTTCCTGAAGAGTTTCCCGGTGAGGCGGGCACCCATGGCGACCACAGCTTCATCCATGCCCTTATTCTCTTCCTCTGCGGAAAGGAGAGCGGGGTAGGAATCCAGGACCCACAGGTCAACGGCACGATCGGCGACGGCCGACACGATCACGTCATATGCCTCTTCCATAGCCTGAATTCGGCTGAGAATAACGCGATCGTTATCGACGCCAAGCTCGGTGGCGCGATCCCCGTTGTAATCTTCGGCGGCGACCCACAAAACCGTAAAATCCGGATTCAGAGCTTGGTTAGCCGCGACCGTCTTATAGACGATCGTGGTCTTACCGTGAGACTCCTTTCCGATAATTTCATGCCAGGAATTTGTAGGCCAGCCGCCGCCCAGCACCACGTCCAGGGCCAGGGAGCCACTCGTCAAACGCCCAGCAGTCGCCATCTCCGATGCTACGGAAATGGCTCTCTCGCCGTATTCCTTACGGACTCTGGCGAGAAGCGCAAGCGCTTTGGAGTTCACTCCCTGGCCCTTTCTCAGACCCCAGATTCTCTGACGAATCCAAGGTATTCGGCCAGTGAAGCCATTGGCCACAAACCTAGTAGCTAGGTAAATTAGAGATCGCAACTCCCGGCTACACAGGCGTACTCCTGAGCGCCGGTAGTCAGGTCGTCGTCCTCAAAGAAGACCAGATCAGCCCAGCGGACCTCAGGCAGCTCGGCCAGCCGCCGGGCATACTCGCTCGCGGTGATGTCCTGGTAGGGAGCCTGCGCGTAGGTGTGGTCATCAAAGGGCAGGAAGCTCACACCGGACAGCTCATTGAGGTGCTCCCAGACCCACTCACCTACGCGATCCCACTCCGATTCCCAGGTGACCTTTGACCGCAGCCAGTCAAACACGTTCTCCTCGCCCTCGTAGCCGGAGAGGACCGCAGGGTGATCAGCGACGTACTGAATGATGTCCACGCGGTCATCCACGCTCATCGTCGGCCGGATGAGCTTTTGCGCCAGCTCCAACGGGAAAGGTCCAGGATCCGTGACGATCCTGCTACGAACTGAAATGGTCACCGAAGGCTTGTGCTCACAATAGTGCTGCTGGCAGGTGAGCCAGCGGTCAAGGTGTTCAATGGCTGTCAGGTCGTGACGTGTGATCGCACCATCAGGAGCCTTAACCGGGAAATAAAAAACCCAGTCCGACGGGTTCATGATGTCCCGCTCATGAGGAAAGCCGGAGTCAATCATGAGCTGGGCCAAGGGGTCCTTCTCGTCGGCGCGAATCGCGCGGATGTAGTACGGCGAGTGCCACGGGTGGATGCCAGCGCTGACGCCGGTCAGGGTGGACACCGTGCCACTAGGCTTAATGCACGTGATCGCCGCCGACTCGCGGATACCGAGAAGTCCGGCCATCTTCGCATTGACAGTGCGAGCAACATCGCGGGCCGTCTCGTAGATCAGCTTAGTGCGCTCGTCGTTCGCGATAAATCTTGGATGCGCGAGAATGCCGGTCAGCGACACACCAAGAAGGCGCTCTTCCTCGGCATTCCGCCGCCACTCTTCGCGGACGAAATTAAAATCGGTCAGGGTAGACTGCCATGTACCAAGCATGGCCGCGATGGAGACCTTCCGATAGATCTCCTCTTCGTCGTCCTCAGGTCGGACGACGACCTCTGTCAAATTGCACAGCCCATATGGACGGAGAATCACCTCCGAGCATGGGTTGACCCCATATTCAATATCCGGGTCACGTCGGCCCCAGCGAGAGGCCGTAGCCCGGAGCGCGGAACGATTAATAAGCCCGCGCTCACCCGAGCCGGAATTCGCGAGGATGCGCCATTCTGAGAGGAAGCGCTCTTTGCTGATCGGCCCATCGATCACGGCCGAATTGTTGGCCAGAGCACGATTAGGATTGATTTCCCACCATCGGCCGAATTTGGCCATGGCCATGTCCGAGTCATCCAGATCAGACAGCGAAATCATGGCCGACCGGCGCACGCCGCCGACACGGACGATGCTTGCGATCTGGCAGGCCAGGTCATGCACCTCAAGGGTAGTGAGCTGGCGGCCCTGGGCCTTGATCAGAAGAGCCTGGGTATACTCCAACAAGTCCCTGAGCGGCTCGGGGCCTGACGCCCGGCCGCCAAAGGTCCTCAGACGTGCTCCCTTGGGCCGGATCAAGCAGAGGTCATAATCCACGTAGACCCCACGCTCCCACATCTGCCGCAGGAACATCAGATACCCGGCCGCCCAGCCCTCCTTTGAATCACCGAAAACAATGATCTTGCGACCTTCCTCAGGCTCGCGAAGCTGCGGAACGGGCGGGAGCTGAGTCACATACCGGCGCTCCACGCTGTACCCTACGCCCGTGCCGCACATGAGCACGTAGAGGATCTCGGCGAAAGCGCGGATATCTGAAATAGGCAAATAGGCGCAATTGTAGCCTGCGAGATTCTCACGCTCCAATGCGGGACCGGCCGTCATCAGCGCCCGCATGGACGGCATCACCTGATGCTCGCGGATCGCCGTGCGGATCTCGTCATAGAGATCATCCGGGATCTCGTATTTGTAGTTTCGACTGAGGTGACCTCTCATGAAGGTCATGTAGCGGTCTACAGTCTCGACCCAAGTTTCCCGCCGCTTGTCGTCCTCAAGCCAGCGCGCGTACCTGGAGAGGGCAGTGTAATTGCGAAGAGGGTCAGCAATAGACCCGTCAGCATTGAGAATGCTCACAGGCGGAATCCTTCTAGGCTAGCTAGCTGATCTGGCTACGATCGCCGATACGGGCGAAAACATTATTGAAAGAGAAATTATTCTCCGTAGAAACCTGCCGGGCCGGAGCGACCGGGACCGTAGGATCCTTAGGCACCGACAGATCCGAGGTGGAGTGTTTGATCGGATACCCGCATGCGGTACACCGCTTTTGATACTGCGGATGTCCGGGCACACCCATGTAAGTATCCCGGCCGCAATCGGGGCAGAATTCAACGTCCTTAAGATGCTGAGCCTTCGCAGGCCGGTATTCCTGCTCTGATACCGGCTGCGGGAACTGGTCAGGCTGAGGCTGGGTCTGAGGAGTCGGCGGGGACACAGGTACCTGCATCCACCACGGCTTGGCCTGGGCAGTCGGAGCAGGTGCAGGTGGAGAAGGCGGCTTACGGCCAGCCTGCGCGAGTTTCTTCGCCCAAAAATCACTCATTCCCGCCTCCGAGATCGAAGCCAAAAGATGCCGCCTGATCAGGGGAAACCTGTGTCACTCCAGCCTTATCATCAGCCATCAAATTGGCAATGATGGCAGTAGCCGCCGACGCAATCAAGGCCGCATAAGAGAATTCCAGTGCAACGATCTGATCTTCTGTGAGGCCCTCATACTCATCGGGCTCCATCACATACCAGCGGAGCGCGATTTTCGCGGCAATCTGCGCCATAAGAGCAATACGCGTAGTATAGCGAGCTGTCGCGTCAAGCCGCCGATGACTCTGCTCGTGCTCCATCTCAGCGGTTTCATCGCTGGGCGGAGTAATGCCAAGCGCCCGCAGCGTGTCCATGGCCTCACCACACGGCATCATGTCCCACACCATGCGGGAGGTATACATGGGAATGGCATCAATGGGCTTTTCCATGCTCACTTCGCTTCCGACCAGCGATTGACGACCTTGATATCAGCCTTCAAAGGAACACTGATAAGCTCCTGAATGCCCTCACCGAGCATTCCCTCACGCACTGCCGCCACTGATTCCTCCACAAGAGCCTCAGGCACCATTGTGACAAGCTCATCGTGAACTGTGAGAATCAGCTTCGCCTCCGGCGGCAAAAGCCGATGCGTACGCACCATTGCGATTTTGATCAAGTCCGCCGCGCTGCCCTGGATATGTGAGTTGACAATCTGGCGCTCTGCCCGGCCACGCCAATACTGATCACTCGACCGCAGATCCGGGATCCGCCGCATCCGGCCGGTGAGTGTACGAATATGGGGCGGGTTGCGCTTGCGAGCGGTGCGGATCAAATTGGCCTTGTACTCGTAGATCTCAGGAAAAGCTTCCTGGTGCATGGCCATAATATGGCGCGCTTCCTTGAGTGGGATTCTCGCGGTTTCCGCGAGAAGATTCGCGCCACCGCCATAGCCGATCAGGAAGTTAATGCGCTTTCCATACGCGTTCCGCTGCTCTGCGTTGACCTCTTCCGAGGGAATTCGGAGAATCTGAGCAGCCGTAACCGTATGCGGATCGCTGCCATCAAGGAATCCCTGATAGAGCGCACCCGGCCCGGCGAAATGCGCAAGCAACACCAGCTCAATCTGTGAATAGTCGGCAGTGAGCAGCACGTAACCAGGGGGTGCCACGATAAGGCCACGCACCCTTCTGCCTAGGTCCGTACTCGGACGCGGGATGTTTTGCAAGTTCGGATCCGAGCTGGAAAACCGGCCCGTGACAGTACCGTACTGCTTGAAAGTTGTGTGGATACGACCCTTGTAAAGCTGGCGCGGCTTGTCCTTTTTTGTCGGATCACCCAAGTAAGACATGACGTAGGTGGACAAGAGCTTTCCAGCTTCCTTGTAGGCCAGCAGTGCGTCCACGACCGGATTTCCCGCGAATTTCTGAAGCGTCTCAGCNTCAGTGGATCGGTCGCTAATGTCCGGAGTAATGCCCGCTCGCCATTTGGCCCGGCCGCCCGGCGTCAGCTTGGATGAGCGAAGGCCCTGACCTCCTACAGACTTGGGGGAGAAAAGCACCTCTGCGACCTGTGCCGGGGCGTTCAGGTTGAACTGACGGCCCGCCGCACGGTATGCCTGAGCCTCATGCTGTTCAATGAGCTTCTCCAAATGGTCTTTGAGTCGGATGAGAGCTTGCTCATCAACCGGCGCACCAGTGAGGGTCATGGAGAGGACGACCTCAAGCACGTCCATCTCCAGCGCCCAGACGCCGTCCAAGCGATTAGCGTAGATCTCCTGNATGTTGCGCCGGGCGAGCAGCCGCGTGAAACGCGCGTCAAGACAGACGTAGCGCGCTACCTCATCGAAAAAAGTCGTGGCGATCTTCTTGCCGGTTTTACCGGGGTCGTAATTACTTCCGTAAACCTCCTTGACGCGCGACTTCAGATCATTGCGGCGATTTTCGTCAAGGAGCCACGACGAAACCAGAGTACAGTGATACGGAGGGGCGGGGACCCGGCCGTCACGGTACTTGGCGATGGACAGAGCGTCGAACGCCAGATTATGAGCGATTTTCAGACGGTCGGAGTCAAAAAGCTCATCCAGGGCCGCGAAGACAACACTAGGTCGAAGCTGACGTGGGGGCTCTTCCCAAATAGGAACCCTATAGTTTCGCCATTTCCCGTCTTTGCCGAGACGCGGCTCTTTGTCGTACCCGATGATCTTGTTCCCAATGGGGTGACGCATCGGAATAACTGCGTCCACGCCAGGAGCGGAAAGAGCGATCCACGCGACCTCATTCCGGATGGGATGGAGAGCGTATTCACCAATGGTCTCTACATCCCAGGAGAAATGGTCGCTCTCGGAAATGCGCTCAATCACGTGATGAAGTTGCTCCTCATCACGCACAAGGCACAGGCTACGACGCATTCAGGCTCCAAGGAAAAGGTGGCCCCTCACGACGGGAGAGGACTTCGTGAGGGGCCATGGGGGAGGGGAGGCTTACCCGGCGATCTCGGCCGCCAGCTCCTCCAGGTCCTCAATCGAGTCGATGTAGACGCTTTCCTCAGTTGTGAGCTGCTTCATCAGCTCAGCGCGCTCCTGATCGGTAAGAGGCTCAATTCCGTGGTCCTCTTCAAGGTCGCGCTTCTTCACCGGAGTCAGCTTGTACTGGTAGCGCTTATTGGCACCAGTACCGGTCTCAATGCGGGAAATAGCCCAGTAAATGTCCTCTCGATTGATCGGGCTGGTACGCTCCGACTCAGCCCAGTCGGTGATAAGGTCAACAAGCTGCCGACCGGCCCGCAAGGTGACCACCTTCGGGTCGCCATCGGCGAAACTCACGACGTTAAAGAGCGCGCGAAGCTGAGGCTTGCGGTCAGTGATCACTTCGCACAGAGGACACTCGTCACCGTGGCAGAAAAACGACTGCTTTCCGTCGCGCTTGACCCAGTGCTCTCGGTAGCAGGCGTACGGCTCATCCTCAAGGAACACGATGATCTGAGGCTGGTCCGTCACCTGAAGGACATCAGCGAACTTAGAATTACCACCACGCCTCTTCTGCTCTTCAACCGCATCCCAGCCCCTCAGAGAAACCTTGCGGGCCGGGCGCGGGGCGTCAGAGGAATCGACATCAGTACGGGCATACTCACTCGCAGAAGGGGCACTACGGCCAGTTCGCGAAAGGGTTCGAGCCACTAAAATACAACCTTTCCTCTAAAGTGACTCGAATCTGGGGTCTGATGCCGATCTGATTATAAATCTTTTCTAGGCTGCAAATTGTGCGCTGAGAGCGCGTTCCTCCGCCTCGAAAAGAGCTGCTACTCTGCGGGGGAATTTGGTTCGACGAAGCTGGAAGTTGTATTTTTCCAGAACGCCTTCCTCCCGCGCTATTCGGACGCTCCCGAGAACCATACCCTCCGTATAAAGTCGTCTCTCCGCCTGGGGCGAATTGGCGGTCTCAGCACGATCAGATACCGAGTATCTAAACGGCGTAACCGGGATGATGCCGTGCTCTTCCCAGTAGTAGATGGTCTTCACCTTCCGATTCAGCATCTCAGCGTAAGTGCCGATCGGGTAAAAGCGGATGAGCTTGGTGACAGTGCCAATGGTGACTTCCTGGTCCACATAAGGAAGGGAATCCAACCGGGCACGGTCATCAAGGGCAAGTTGGCTCCGGAGAGAGCGCCCAGGGTGTTCCATCAATACCCCTTGATGGCGTAGGACGTTGACGTGACGAGCAGGGCGTCGAGTTCCTCTTTGCTGATGTCACCCTCGTAAACCAGTGCAGGAACGCGCTCCTGATCGATTTCCTCAACCATCCGGACGATTTTTGGCCAAAACCCACGCTCTTTCGCCAGATCTTCCAAAGACTCGTAGTCAAGGACGGTCTTAGTCATACGCTGGCGGGTGTACCCGCGCCGGGTTTTGCCGCCCACGGTAATGGGTCGGGCAAACTCAACCCGGCGATGCCCTTTTGCAGTCAGGGCACCAGCGTGGGCGGCATACGCGTCCAGTACATCCCTGATCTGTCTGCTGCGCTCCGTCAGGGTGCGGATCTGCGCGTCTATGACCTCTTTCTGCTCTGCGAGCGCCGTGATCTCCTCCAGCGAGGGCAGATCATCTGCCCCTCTCCGGCGGCGGACCACGGTCACAGGTACCTCCCAAAACGTTTCTGTCCCAGTGGGGAAACTAATCTCAAGGTACCGCATACGCCCAGGTAGATCCCAGTGTGTCCGGGTCACAGATCGCGCACATCGCCTAGTAGCTAGGGCTCCTGGACACCGACCCAAGCCGCTGCTTCGTCAGCATGTCTAGACAAACTGACAACGCGTGCATCGACACCGCCGCGCTCGTCCGCGCCATAGCCATCGATCACTGCACTAGCGACAGCTCTCTTCACGGTGAGCCGTTCATACTGCCGCACTTCCAGGGAGCCCTCAGTGACCACATCGATAATGGCGACACGACGATGTCTGCTAGAGGCCCTGCGAATCCGGCCATTGATTTGGACGCGCTGCCCGGCCGACAACGGGGGATCGTAATTAATTAAATGCGAGCCGCCCGGCAGATCCACGCCATACGCGCCCGCGTGGCTCATAACCAGGATCCGGGCGTCCTCATCCTGGTTGAAGCAGTCTACCGTGGCCATACGGATCGCCTCAGGCTGCTGACCGTGATAGTCCAGCACCTTGTACGGCGCGAAAGCGCGGATGAATAGCGGCTGCATGCCCTTGTAGCGGCTGACGATAACGACTTTATGCGCCGGGTCCTCGTCCAGGATCCGGCGAACGCGCTCTACCACATGCAGGAATTTGGGCGTGTCCCCGATGGTGTCCAGTACGCCGGACTCCATCAGCCGTACGGCGTAGGCGCTTCCCGTGGTGGTCTTCCGCTTACTATCCCGCTGAGACAGATACTCCTCGGCCGACTTTTTCACCAATTGCGGATGGTTAAGTAACATCTGGAGGGTGGTGTAGATGGCCATTGCCCGGCCCGCTTTTGTAGACTCATCCATTCCCGCGTAATAGGCGGCGATATCGAAATCCGCACCGCCCTTAACCTCCACGAGGGCGGCAGCGAGATCCTGTGCGACCTGCCCATAAATCTGACGCTGCCGCCAGCTCATGCCTACAGTCCACGTGTGGAATTGCGTCTCCGGCATGTAGGGCGCTACATCAGCGTCCTCAATACGTTTACGAACAAGATAGGGCTTGAGAAGATTATGAAGCGTGGGGAGATTAGTGTATCTGGTTACCTGCCCCCACCTAGTACGCCTGATAAACGCCCTCTCAAATTCCTCAGGCGTACCAAGTAGTCCTGGTGCCAACCACGCCATAGGGCCATAAATGTTCTCCGGAGCATGCTCGATGGGAGTGGCCGTCAGCAACGCCTTGTACTCTCCGGCGATAGACCGGAGCTTTTCAGCACGCTTGGCTTTAAAAGAAGACAGTACCGTGCCCTCGTCAATGATGACGAAGTCAGCGAAATATCTGAGTTTGCGAATGGCCTCTACGGCAGTCTCATACCCGGCAATGACATAATTCGGCCGCCGGTTATAGACATCTTTCACCTGCGTAGCCCGCTTTTCCGGGGTACCACCGAGGATCACGCACCAGCGCTCTGTCGGAATGGCCATATCCCGGCCGCCGATACGACGGATCTGTGTCTCTACGTCCGTGTGCTGAGCGAGAGCACGCGCCCACTGAAGGCGAAGGCCAGACGGGCACACGATCAGGATAGTGGCCTCATCATGGGCGAGCATCCGTTCCGCTGCCGCGATAGTCGCCACGGTTTTGCCAAGCCCGGTGTCCAGCGCGCCCAGCACGCTTCCCTTATCCATCAAGCGGCCGGGAATATCCTCCTGATAGGGGTACAGCTCCGTCAGCAGCATTGATTACCATCCCATAAGCGAAGCGGGTTTAGTCAAAAGCAGTTGATCTTTTATCTGTTCACGTGTCAGCAGAACGCGATTACCCTGTGCATCTGTGTAGCCACCTGGGTCGGACCCCGGTGGCAGACCTTCATACGTGACTACGAGGGCAGGGGTGTACCGCTTACGCAACTCCCAGGCTACGTACTCGGCAGCCGTCCAGCCAGCATGGTCATTGTCCATCCAAATAATCACCCGGTCGAACTTAGTCAACAGGCTGATCTGATGCAGGCTGACCTTCGCGCCGAAACTGGACACAGGGTATGCGACACCGGCCGTACTCAGAACGGCGCAGTCCAGAGGAGACTCCACGAGTACGCCGGTATCGGCGCGACGGCCGACCAGGTGCATACCGAACAATGTCAACGACTTTTTCACGCCATAGGGCTTATTCCTTACAAAACCTGGACGCTTTGCCTGCCAGCCCATCAGTCTACCTGACGGGTCTCTGACAGGGGTAATCCACATCTGGAATTTGGAATCCCATAGAATGCCAAATTTTCTGGCGGCTTCGGGGCTGATGCCTCTCGCGGCCAATTCCTCCAGTGGGGGATCATCGTAGAGAGCAAGCACGGCCTCGGAAACCGGCTTGCGCACAGGTTCGTCTTTCTGGGACTCATACATCCGCGTGACGGCAGCTACAGTGCCCTGGTGGCGAATCCATGCCACCGCCTGACCGGACGTGCAACCCAGCACGTACGCCACCAAATCGACGAAACGCCCTTTGTAACCGCAAGAGAAACAGTTGAAGACACCCTTGTCGGCGTGCACGGAGAAACTGGGGTTCCGGTCGATTTTGCCGACACGCTCAAGATGGGCGGGGCAGCGGGCCTTGATCTCGCCCGCCACCGTCTCCACCTCTTCCAGCCCAAGAGCGATCATCGCGGCCTCAATGTCGCCCGGAATAACATCGGTGACTGCACCCCAGCCACGCTCAAGCTTACGCCGCATCATTCTCCCCGAACGGATCGTACTCAGAGGCGTAAAACTTGCCTTGAGACCAGTCCCGGTAGAACCAGATGTCAAAAGGCGTGCCGTTGCGAAGCGCGAGGAAACGAATTTTAAGGATGATAGGGTCGTCAGTGACTTGAACACCAATGAGCACATCCGCCCACTGGGCCATACCGGAGCTGTAGCCGAAAGAATACAGCTCCACCTCTTCACCACGCATCTTGGACTGGAGCATCTGTGTGGTGGAGACGATCGGAAGCTTCCGCTTCATCGCCCCGAATTTGAACGCTTCGCAGATGTGCCGAAGTGCCTTATCCGATCCGGGATCCTCACCGCGATCATCGGACATCATGTAGAGCCCATCCACGAAGACAATGTCAGGCTGGTAAATGTCAACCTGCGCAAGAATCCCGCTGGGGGTAGTGGCGGTATCCGGATCTGTGAGGAGCCAGAAGCTCGGGTATACCTCCATTGCCCGGACCGCACGCTCCACCTGCCTCAATTTTGCGGGCGGGAGAGAGCCCTCACGAAGAGCAGTATGGGAGACCATGGCCTCAATGGCATCCAGCCGCTCAGCCTGTTCTTCTTCCGACATCTCAAAAGAAACGAACATGATCTTCTTGCCGGACTGCCAGGCGGCAATAGCCGAGAGCAAGAGCATCGTTGACTTGCCGGATTTCGCTCGGCCCCCGAAAACGACAAAATTACCAGGCCGCCAACCGCCGTACCGGTCGTCAAACGGCACAAAACCAGACGGTATCCCGCGACGGCCGCCGTCCGACTCCCACAGCTCGCGGTAACGGGCCATTCGGCTGGCACCCGTGCGCGTGATGTCCACGACCGACATGGACGGCACTTCAAGCTGCACTTCCGCCAGCGCGGCCGACAACGTCATCATCGCACGCTCGGAATCAGCATGCTGGAGCTGGCGAGCCGCCTGATAGATTGCGGAATCAAGGATGAACGCCCGGCGACGCTCCCGCGCCTCATCCAACACGTAATCGAGCGGCTCAAGATCAGTCTCAAGCTCATAATTCGGATACTCACTGGCGAAAACGCGAGCGCTCGGGACGCGACCATACCGCGAGTTGTACTCGGCAATAAAATCCCATGCCGCGAGAGCATCAGGATCACCGAACCACTCCCGTCGCGCTCCGGCGTCCAAAATAGGCTGAAGGTCGCCGGACGCGATTACATGGCTTATGATCTGCCGGAAAACATCCACTAGAAAACCCCGATCATATTCCGATTTGCCTGCGTGACGATGCGCGTGAGACCGCCATAAGTGAACTGTCGCCGAGGATCTCCGTCATAGACGGCCATCACCCACGGCTCGTAGGCCAGCCGATCCGCCAAATGCCCGGGAGAATCGAAAGCACGAACCCAGCGAGCCGGATAATTGCGCTCTTTGATGATTTCACTGATTCGAGCGGCCTCTTTCTCCCCCAGGAAAGTCACAACCTCAACATTAATGTCTGTGGTGATCATGAGCCGCCACAAAGCGGCTTCAACGACCTCATCAATGATGTATCGCAGGCGACGATCCTTCGACCGTCGCAGACCACGCCGGACGTCTGTAAAGACTTGAGCGGCGACACCCTCCCACACAACCATAATGGCGGGGCCGACTTTATTGCTGATCTCTCCGCGCAACATCACGCATATCCATCCCTGTGAGCGTGACAATCTGAAATGCCTGCTTGGCAAACGACGACATGGTGGGGTGGTAAATCTGATCCCATTTGGCCAGTGGGAGATTAGTGGTGACGATCGTCGGCAACCCTAGCTCATGCCGCCGCCTGAGGAGCCCGGTGATCTCCGCACCCACATAGCCGGACTGGGTGCGGTATTCCATGCCCAAGTCATCAATCACAAGTACATGCACAGTGTGAAGCCGGTTGATGCGCTTAGAAATCCTCTCATCGGCGGCCCTGGCATCAACCAACCGCTGCTGCTCAATGAGCAGATGTGCCGGGTAGTAGAGGATCGTGTTGTCGTGAGCCCAGTGAATCTCCGTAATCGTCATGCACGCGAGTGTTGTCTTCCCGCTGCCGGTGCCACCGACCAAAAGAATTCCCCGGCCGACCTTTGCCTGATCGGTTGAGGTCCGCGCGAAATACTCCGGGAAATCGGCGGCAAACGCCGCACATGTGCGTACTGCCGTCTCAGCCGATTCGCTGTAGACCTGCCATTGGTCGAATCCGCGCCCACGGCACCAGCGAGGAATGCCAGCGGTCTCCCAGCGCCATGAGTAGTCAATTGGCAGCATTCTGCATCTCCTCGGCCCGGATTTCCGCCCACGTCCTAAAGCGCTCACGCGGCCTGACCTGCTCTTCCGGCAGCCCCCAGAATTCGGCGTGACCAGGGGTACCGGCGTGGTACGCCGTGGTGGTGGTCTGCTGCTCTTCTACGCGCCGGGCAAGCTCAACACGCTGCCATACGAAGGCCAGCCAATCTGCCTTGCCCCTGACGCGCAGGGACGGATCCGCGACAAAGGCGTCCACCATGGCGCGCACCTGAGCAGGCTTGAGCCCGGCCGTCAGCCAGCTATTGATGTGCCGCGCCAACGCCATGACGTTCACGGTGCCAACGCGGGCGGCCAACGAGGCATCCGGCTGAGAGTGCACCTGGTCCTGGAAGTACCGGGCCAAGCCCAGGGCACTGTCCGGCCTCGGCCGGGACTGGGGCACAGGGGCAGGGGCAGGATCCGGCTCAGTGATCAGGTCGGCCGGGTCAAGTCCCTCATCTGGCTGTCGATCCCTGACACGTCGAGAGTGGTCGCGGGCACTCGCTCGCGCTCCGCGCGAGCGTGTCTCCTTAGAGTTGTTCTTTCTTAGAGTTGTTACTTCTTCTACTTGATATTTCTTAAGATCCGGCTTTTCCGGATCCGGAGAATCCGGATCCGGAATTTCCGGGTCCGGGTTTTCCGGATCCGGATTTTCAGGATCTGGTGTACTCTGTGTTACTTCATGACGACCGTCCGCATAGACCACATAACGCTTTCGGTACAGGCCGGGACGGTCCGGATCCGGCACATCCTCCATCCCCATGTATCCGGCGGAAACAAGCACCGCTAACGCCGTGTAAATGGCGTCACGACCCTCCGTGAACACCTTTCGGAGATCTGATATCCTGACAACCCACCCTTCACTGTGTGAAAGCAGGTAGCAGAGCACGCCGTAGGCGCGAGCACTGATGACACCCGGCACCAACAGGGTGTTGGGGATGACGGTGTATCCTGTCCTCCGAGGGACATAGATCTCTTCGGCCAAGGGGTCTCCTAGGCGTTTCGTCCGGTTTGTGCTAGTATGGCCGCAGAGCGTTTGACTGCTCTTTGTTCCTTTCTGTCTGTGTGGATGCACGGGGGGCCTCCGTGGGGGAGGCCCCCCGTTGTGTCTACGCCACACCCAGCTCTTGCGCCTCCGACCTGGGGATTTGGATCTTGATCGCCCCGGCCGGGAGACGGCCGCGAGACAGGGGCCGGATCTCCCCGCTGGCCAGCCGGACCACCGTCACCGTGTCCTCGCCCGCACGCGGCGCACCCTCATCAGGAGTCGTCCGCCGTCGTTGCGCGGCCAGCTCTTCCCGCACGATTTCCCGCGCGGTCGCGGCGATCGCCCGAAAAAGCACCTCGCACGCGTCGGCATACAGCCGCCCAAGCTCTGAAGCTTCCGGGACCGGAGCGGGGTCCTTGCTCTCGGAATCGGCCTCAGACGCGTTGTCCCCGGAAATCTGGGGCGCGTTCACGGCCTCCCCGGTGTCATCCCCTTCAGAGGGGGTTTCCGCGCCCTCAGATTCATCAGCGGGCGCGTTTTCGTTGTCGCCTTCCCCGGCCTCAATGTCGTCCAGGCCAGTGGATGACAGGGCCTTGACCTGTAGTCCGGCCGCCAGCGCCCGCTCCGCAAGATCCTCCATTTCCGCATCGTCTTGTCCCTCCTCCCACAGGAGGAGCAGGTAGCGGTGGTCGCCCTCCATGGAGGTAATCCGCTCAAAAAGCTGGTCAAGGACATCTGCGTCGGTGTACTCCACCGCATCGGGCTGGAGGTCGTTGATGATCTCTTTGCCTCGCAGTCCCGGCATGGGTGCGGACACTACGCGGACTTCTACTTCGGGCGCGGTGAGAGAGCTAAGCGCCCACTCAGCGACGTTTCGGACACCCTGCGTAGTGAGGGTACGACTAGCCGGAAACCACATCTGGGCGGGGTTACCGAAAGTGTTGAGCCAGTCGCCCAGAGCATCATCGATGATGGCCTGACTGGGCGACGCAGTGCCCAGTACGGCCACAACGGGGCGAGACATACCGATCCCTCCGATATGAGTCAAACGGATGTCCCATTTGTACCGGGAACCGGATACGTTTGGCCAGTCTCGCGGAAACGTTTCTCGTCTGGTGGCAAAACCGCAGGTCAGAGCAGGTCCGGCAGGCCGCCCGGCCGTGTACGACCCATCGTTGACTGAACAACGATGGGCGTAGAGTCACGACTTGTCACCCTGTGTAGCAGTCCCACGGCGGCGGCGACCGAGGCCGCATCCACCACCAGCCGCCACGGGCACGCCAGCAGTCCGGCCGCCAGCCCCAGCACGATCACAGTCTGGAGGGCGGGAGGGAGGCGGTAGCCCCCCTCCCGAAGCGCGGCCTCCCAGATCACCCATGCCCCTAGGGCGGCCTGGAGAAGCAGCAGCACCTTATCCATCAATACACCCGATCCTTGACAAGCACGTTCTTCGCCATGTCAGCAACACCAGTAGGATTCCACAGACCAAAATGCGTGGCGACGGCGCTCACCCACACACCGACAGCGGTGATCAGCGCAGAACGCCAATCCCATGCGGCCCCAGAATTTGCGGCGTCAAGCGCACTGGAAAGCACACCGCTAAGAGCGGAAAGCGCGGCGAGAAGAACGGCCCGAACACCACCTCCCCAACTCGCCTTGGTGACAAGGCCAACAAGAACCGGCAGAAGGGTCCCCAGCGCAAGGGTGAGAAGCTGGACAGTATACATAGGACTCCTATGCGTCAAAGTGCGGGATTCTGCCGAACTCAGGGAATTCGACAGTCACCCCGATTGGTGCGCTGTTATCAAGCGCCTCTTTAATAATGTAACTTCGACGCAGGAAATCTGTGTATTTGAAAGTGCCGCCGGAAGCGTCGTTATAGCCGTAACGCCGCCAAAGATCGATGTTTCCTTCCTCGAACCAGAAATACTCTTTCGGCGTTACGCCTTCCTCCATGAGGTGTCCGGCGATGAGAAATTCCTGGTCAACGTCCTGAGGCTGGGTGATTTCGGGAATCCAGAATGTCGCCACAGCGCCATCGGCCGGTGCTTGGAAAACGACCACGAGCCGTCGCCAGCCATCGCCCAGATCCTCGTCGTCCTCGGCCTCCAGCCACGACGCGGTACGGCCAAGCTGCATACCGGACTCCGGGTCGCGGACCACGAATTTGAGGTCGCTCATCCCATCCGACAGCTTGGCGTAGAAACTCGCGGTGTACCAGCCGCGCGGCTTGAGCGTGTTGTACTCGGCATACGCCTCGTCAATGCCACTGACGGGGCACACCACTTTCAGGGCCGGATTTGTATCGCCGTCAAATGGTGAGGTGTCAGTGGTGGAGGTGCCGGGAGGCTGGTCCGGGTAGCTGATCTGGATTTCCGTGGCGGCCAGGTTCAGCCGGTCCGGGTAGACGTACGGGACATAGGAATTTGCATACCGGTAAATACCGGGACCGCTTGGACCGGAGATTTCAACCTGGTACTGAGTGAATTCCTGCCAATCACCGGCACCGACCGAATTGAAACGAATTCCCGGAACTACATAGGCGGCGCGGTCCCAGAGCACGCCATTAGATGTAGGCTGCTCATTGGGTGCGACCACCTCACCGTAAACACGCACCCATTCCGCATTGTTGGCACCTGTGTTGATCGGACCGTTGGATTTCGCGGTAATGGACATGAGCGGGTCGTTTTCCGTCAGCCCGAAAATCGCGAAATCGGAGAATGCGCCAGCGGGAACAAACTGGCCGATCTCCAGATCACCCGTGCTACTGGTGGTACCGAATGCCTCAAGCTGGCCAGCGATGGCGATTTCGGCCGTGCCGGTGGAGGTGGCTGTGCCATGGGCTTCGGCGTCCGGCGGATACGACAGCTCCAGAGAGCCGGTAGACGTGGCCGTACCCGTCATCATGATCAGATACGTGGGGTCNGCCTTAGCCGTACCAGTAGAGGTCGCGGTACCGGAGATTTCGAACGCGATGACGGCATAAATGTCGGCCCCGCCACTGGAAAACGCCACACCGGCCGCCTCCATGGGACCGTACGGGCCGATAAGACAGCTACCCGTGGAGGTGGCCGTACCGTGAGCCTCAAGGCCGATCAGCTCGGCTTCGAGCGAACCCGTGGACGTGGCCGTACCGTGCGCTTCCGGCAACAGGAGTGTCAGTATTTCTAGCGAGCCGGTGGAAATGGCCGTGCCGGACGCCTCAAGCTGAGCGATGCCGAGCGTGGCCGACGCGTGCGGCTGACCGGTCCACGTGTGGCCGGGAGTGTCACCGTCCACGTAAGCCGATTCCGTCTCGGCCTGCTCAAGCATAAGGGCGTCAAGCCACACCTCAACGGAGCCGCCGCTGACCGTGGGCACCCAGGAGCGCTCATAGTAGGTGACAATGTATGCGCCCAAACCGCTGCCATTAGGGCCGACCGAGCCGACAGACGAGATCGTTGCGTTGTACTTTGTATTGGCGAAATTAAGCGCGGCCTGGTAGTGGCTCCACCAGTCGGGATAATCCTCGCCCCAGAAATACCGCTGATACGGTCCGTGATACTCGTAGTGCCCGGCCTCGTAATAGGTGTTCCCGATTTGGAACTCCACCACAAGCCGGTTTGATCCGGCGCGTGGCGTCATGTTACGTAGTGCCCAGCGGCCAGTGCCGTTAACGGTAAGCGTTGCTACTTGCTGTCTTTGTTCCGGATTCTCAGTGTGGAGCATGTCGTAGACGTTGACAACGAATTTGCTGTACTGGGATCCGCGCTGAGCGTTCCGGTTCAGCAAATAGCCGGACAGGGTGAAAGGCCCAGCGGAATCAATGGAAACGGTAGTCTGAACCGAACGCGTAGTGTTGTGGTTCGTAGTGCCCGAAATTCGCAGACTGTAATCACCAGACTGCTTGTACTGGGTGTTGCGGGAAATCGACGCGCCGTCAGGGCTGGACCATCCGGTGGTGGCGGTCTCGAAAGAGGGGTTGATCAGATAGTTCGCATAAACCGGCATTACTCCACCACCAGGCCGAATCTCGTCGCTGACTGGTTGAAACTGCTGGTGGCCGTGGCCACCTGCACGCCATTCCGGAAAACGGAAATGTTCGTGCCATTAGTTCTCACGGTCATTCGGTCACCATCGGAGATTGGCGTGCCGTAGGTGACGAGGTCCGTTACAGTCCCGCCATTGACCGTCTGCAACTTCTGACGGGTAGCGCGGATATATGACGTAGTGCTCGCTGCGCGTACGACGATTGCCTGAACCTGGCCTTCAGGGGCATCCGTCGTGAGAGTCGCCGCCACCGCCGCATTAGCGGTTCCATAGTCGATGAGCGCAATAGCACGCTCTCCTTCCACGGCCGGACGGATTACACCGTAATCCTGGTCGGCAGAGGTGTAAGAGTCGCGGCGGAATCCGTGTTTGCCATCCTCGCCGGTCCAAGGTTTGTTTCCGTATTCAGTGGTTCGTCCGTCAAGTCGGGCGATAGCCGAGACACCGTCAGGCTGAATCCGCAGGGCGGGAGCATTGTTGTGGCCGGTGTCACTCTCCTCCACTCGGCCGCAATACTGTCCGCTCCATTCGCTGACACCCTCGCTGAAATCGTAGTTGGGGTTTACGGCCACGCCAGGGTTCCCGGTTTCAGCGAGCATGATTTCATCTGCGATCAGTGGTTGAGTGGAGACCGGACTACCCAGATAGGTAATCGCGAAACGCGCGGTTGCGGCCGATGCCGGGGAGTTCGCGGCAAAAGAAACCTGTGCCCAGGCGGCAGGGCTCATGTTCACCGTCTGGGAACTTTCGGAAATAAGGGAGCCAGAGCCGTTGAACCACTGAATGGTCAGCCTGACCTGGTTGTCGCTGGTCGGCTGATAGAACCACCCCGACGCAGTGTAGGACGTGGACCCGTTCACCGCGAATTCCGGCCCGGTGACAAAAACCGACGTACCGACGTGATAGGTAGAGAAGGTATCCAGAACGCGGGATTCAGTGTTCGTACAGAATTCCCGGCACAGGAATTGACCGCGTGAATCATAGAACTCCGCATATACGAGCGCAGGATCCACCGGTCGCGTAGGCGCGGTGTGCGGCTGATGGGTATATGCAGAGAGTGTCAGCCGGATCCGGGAATCGGTGCCCACGACCTGCCAGCGAGGAGAGGTTTTAGGCGGGCTGCCGATCCGGCCGGGCCTGATGGCTCGGTACAGTCGCCCCTGGTAAAGCACCAGCGAACCGACCGCATACGCGACATCCGGTCGCCACACGGACGGCCGGGGGAGTGGAATGCCGTATGTGGTGGCTGTGAGCGGCTGCACCTGGGCATTAGGCTCGGGCAAGCACCTGGCCCCGATATCGCCGGTTTGATTCGCGGTCGTGTTTTTGACTGTGACCGCGTTTACCGAGAAAGTAGGGTCAAGCGGTCTCGGAGCACCTCTGACAAGCTCCGTGACAACCTGGGAGACGTTGATGTTTCCGCTGAAGCTTTGCGGAGCCCATCCATGCTGGCTGCGAGACGCCGGATCATAGGCGACTCCATTCGGCTCCACCACCAGCAAGGGATCCCACCACGTATTCGAGGTGCGATCTCCGGACGGCTGCTGGTCGTATCCGCTGGCCGATGCGACCTTGCAGACATAGTCCGCGCCCTCCAGACGCACGCGATCCCCTGTGGTGTAGATCCGCATGGGATCCCAGTCGTCTGGAATCGGATTCAGCATGCGCGAGGAGTCATCCGTGAGCATCAGATTCGGGCTGGGACGCAAAACCACATCCCAGCCGGACGCCGCACGGGCCTCGGCAATCATCTCGTCAAGGGTGCCCCGACGTGAAAGCAGGGCGGCACCGTCTCGCACAAATGAGCGTTTCCGCGCGCCGGACAGGCCCGGATACGCAGGAAGCCCATACTGCTGAATCAGGATGTCGATGATGTCGATATGGGCGAAAGTAGGATCCTGAGAATGCCAAGCTGCATTCAGTGAGGTGCGGACCCTGTCAAGGCCCCATCCGATGATGGCCATATACCGGGCGAGAGTGTCGTTCTCATCAGCTTCCAGATCCAGCCGATTCCCTCGCAAAATCCGGTAATGGATCGGGAGTCGCTCCCACAGCCATTCAGCGGATCGCCAATCGCGGATGTGCAGGCAGGAAGCGACTGCCGCCCACATCCATGTCCCACCGACCTTGAGAAAAGCCGAGTAGTAGACGAATTCGCCAGGGCGGACGCCGGTGTCGTTGTAATTGGTGGTCGGGGTGTCAGAGTCGATGAGGACTTCCCCGTCAATCTCCGACACCGGATATCCCCAACGACCCTTGACCAGCCGGAAACGGTCATATTCGCCGGTAGGGTCGTCCCAGCTCACCCGCACCGTCTTGTAATTCAGAGAGAACGCCTTGAAGCTGGCCGGGTTGAAATTAGGAAGGTCGGGCTCGGGACCGTAAAAACGGGTACCGTAATTATGGGTCAGATAGATGGCCATATGGTGCCACTCCAAACGCGATTATCTTCTTCATTCCACTGCCCGCGCCAGCCTGTCATCTGGTACCAAAGCTCATCCCGGTACGCCATCACTTCCTCTACCGTCTCGAAAATCGGGTGAGGCGACAACTCGTAGAACGGATGCGTGTTGTCAATGATGCAAATTCGGGACAGGGCGCTACCGCCCGCACGAATATCGGCCCTGGGAACCATACGCAAGCCGCCATAGCAGCAATACACGGTATACCGGCATCGTTCCGGACGTGGGCGGGGGTAGCACGTCGGCGGTTTTTCTCCAGGCCCAGGATTGGGCCACTGATCAAAAGGGACACTCATCCCCTCCCCGGTGTACGGGTGACACCTCACCAGGTGCGCACGCATATAGCAATGCGCGTCCAAATTCGAGGTGGTACCCGCCATATTCGTACGAATACCGAGGGAGATCATCGTGCCCTTGTCCAGGGTTTCCGTCCACGTGATGTGCTGGTGGAGGGCGAGGCGATTATGCGAACCCTCTTCCAGAACGTCCCGTACACCGATATCCTGGCCATTCACCTCAAGTCGCAGAATCCTGGTGGTGCCGATGCGCTGAGTGTCGTTATTCGATTGCCAATCCGCCTTGATGGTGATGCACCAAAGGCCGGATTCATTCAGTCGCAAACCCGTACCCGTATACATTCCGAAAGGATCCTCGTCGGCACGAAGAACGGGGCGTTGCCATTGATTCAGCACAACATCGAATTCACGTACAGATCCCCGGAAATACGGGATCTGCTCGCCACGAGCAACGCTCTGAATCCGGGCGGCAACCGTACCGTGGTCGGGGGTGCGTCCACCAGGGTCGGCTGTGGCACGCTGAGGCATGACGCCCAGCGTTTCCTGAATCGCGCGCAACTCTTCCTGTACGCGGTTCATGTGGTCGGCCCAGACGATGTCGATATAGTTCCTCTTAGTCGTCCAGACCGGTATTGACTGCGGGTAAGAAGCTGTCATATCACCCGTCCCAGTTGTAACCGCGCCACGCGTCCTGCGCGGTATAGCCGGTGCCGGTAAAAATCGTTCCGCTGGAGTCGTAGGTGCTTTGAGTTCCGGAAGCGCCATAAAAAACCGCGTACGGCGGGGTGCCAATAGGCGCATTCGTGCCCCACCCGCCAGAAGGCGGCCTTGGCTGTGGCTCAATGTGCACGTAGTTCTGGCACCCGTCATCCGGCGGTGGCTGACACCCGTCATCCGGCGGACGCGGCCGGGACGGAGGATCCGGACGCGGATCCGGCTCAAACCAAGGAATCGGAAGACCGGGGCCACCCTTTTCCAGGCACCGCACCAAGTGCGCCCTCAGGTAGACGTTTACTGGTGCGATAGTCCGTGTGGTATCGGCGAGAATCGCGTGAAGGGCGACCGTGATATGCGTGCCCTTTTCGAGGTTCTCCTGCCAGGTTATCATCGTCGTCATGTTCTCGCGATTTTTGTCGGTTTCCAGGAGAACATCGCGCAGACCGACATCCCGGCCGTTGATCTCCAGAATCAGCATTCGGGTGGTGATCTGCTGCTGAGCGACACTGGTCGGCAGCCAATCGGCTTTCGCCGTAATCATCCAATAGCCAGTTTCGGCGATCATAAAGCCGGTGCCGTGCGCCATTCCGTGTGTATCCTCAGCGGCTTCAAGCCGAGGCCGGAAATACTCGTTCGGAATGATCTGTGCGTTAAGATGATAACCCCGATACGTAATCATGGGCTCGCCACGGGCGATCGCCTGAATACGAGCGGAAACCGTGCCATAATCCGGAGTGAGTCCACCTGGGTCCGCAGTCGCCACATGCGGCATCAGGCCAAGCGTGCGCTCAGTCGCNGTGATCTCATCCTGAACGCGGTTGAAATGCTGNGCCCAAATCGGCTCTTGGAAATCTCGTTTGGTGGACCAACCAGGAATTGCGGCAGGATATGTCATCACCATCAGGCGACACCCCCGACACTGAGAATGTGAATGTCTCCCAGCGTGGGCAGCTCATAATGCGCCATGACCGCATCGGCAATACCGGTCTGAGCGGCGTCATAGCGTGCCATTACCGGGATGGTGATATTGATGACGCCAGGAATCGCTGCAAGCTGCCCGTACACCTCGCCAATGGTGATCCGGCTGCCAAAACCGTTGTCCGGGGAATTGCACAAAGACGCCAGGGTGGCCTTAACAGAGCTTTCAACCTGTAGCCGCCGATAGGTAGGGGCGACGGTCAGATGCATGGGATTTGCTTCGCTGCCGAAATTTATGGGCACGATGGTCGGCCCCTGGACGGAAACGCGCACTCCAGCAGCGGACGCCTGGGTGAGCTGCTCGGTCACCTGGTTGATCAGGTCAACCGATGGAGCGGACCGTGCAGGTCCGGCGATGTGCACCACGACCGAGCTGGATACCTGGCTGACGGCGCTTGCAGCGCTCACGCCGGGGACGGTGAGGGCGATGCGGGCATAGTCGTCGGTAGTGATCGCACGGCCCCAGGCCGCGTAGACCAGACTCGCGTTTCGCCGAATTTCCTCAATGTCCTCAGCGTCGCCGCCGCCGGTCATGGCAGAGGAGATCGGCGTGCCGTCTCCGCTGGTGGCGATGGTGACGCCGTCAAGCTCGTCTGAAGCGATGATCCGCACTAGCCCGGCACCCAGATTCCCCCGTGAGCCATATCCGGTTCGATAGGTCACATAGATCTTTGAGTTCAGCGGGGGAATAGCGCCATTGACGCCGTCACCGAAATAGATGTCCATGCCTCCGGCGGCGTTCATTCGGACTGTGAACACCAGATCCTCAGGGGCCGAATAGATCAGCCTGTTGACATGGGTCCATTCCAGGTCGGCGTACGGTGCTTCAACGAAAACCTTGATACTGCCATCGATGACGCCTGAATTCGGGATGGAGAATTTTTGCAACTCAGTGCCATCAGAGACACCGATGAGCAAACGCTCAATCGTCCGGCCTTCCACGATCGGCACATCAACCGTGCCACCACCGCCGGGAACAATCACATCCTCTGTAGACTCAAAACGCAGCACGTTATCGATGGCCTCAATAAACCCGCTAGTAAACTGCGTCCCGGCGGGCACCAGCACATCTGGCGCGTCATCGTCGGTGACCAATGTCACGGTGCCGGTTGCGGCGGTATTGCCGTGCGGTACGTAGCCTAGTACATCGGCAATGCCGAGAACTGCCTCAAGCGTGGTCGCCGTAGGCAAATAAGACTCAGCCAAAAGCCGGTCGATTGCATAATTATTCAGATCGGCGGCATGCGAGAACAGCTCCGCCAACACGACGCCGAAGTCCGCTTCGGACCGCGAGGTCCATTCCGGCAAGATGATTTCGGCGTGTCTAAGAAGGTCTTCTTTGATTTCCAGGTAATCCGCCGCCGTATAGTCAATGGGGATCTCAGCCACGGATCACCTCCTTGAGCCGACCGCGCGCGTCAATGGATGCTGAATGCACCGATCGCGCAAGGTCGATCGGAGATTCAGGCGCATCGGTGCGGGTGTATTTGATATCGATCGTCGCAATGGCCGACTCGTCGCGCTTTGGAATCGGTACAACCTCGTTGACGATTACGCCGCGCTCCCACATATTCATTTGCTTGCGGGTGATTTCCGTCAGCTCGTTGGAGACGATATCGGCCGAAGGTTCGAAAACGTAATGCAGTACCGGAACGCCAAAAACGCTGAGCATGACACGCTCGCCCGGCTCGGTGCCGACGATGGACACGATTCGCTGGCGAATCTGCTTGCCGACATCCCTCGTTGTGGCGATTCCACCATCAGCACCGATCCGGAAAGGCAGATCGATGGCGACAGGCTCTCGTAGGCGCATCAGGAGCCGCCCCACACCCGCGTACCCGGCGACTCCTCTGCCACAGGCTCAGGCTGAGAGGCCCTATCCGGCCGGTACAGCATGACCAGCGTTTCAAGCTCGCGAATGCGATTGATCGCCTCGCGCAATCGGGCTTCCGCCTCTACTGCGCGATCCTCAGCCGCAATACGCGCCTCTCGCTGAACCTGCGCGTACGTCATCGGATCGATGTTCGCCATATTCACCCGCTCCACCGGAAATGCGATTACAAATCCAGTGTATTTGGGTGATCTGCGTGAATTAGATTACTCCGTGGGTTCCTCTCGTGCGGCCAACGGGTTCATGCTTGATACCGCAAGCCAGAGATCCGCGATATCCTCCATTGCCTGTTGCAAGCCCCGCCACAACACGCCGACCATATTGGCCAAGTCCACATTGTTGCCTCTGCGCATGTACTGGGGGAGGTTTTCCAGCATCGGGCCGACATGCAGCACGGTCGGGTCTGCGTGTTCCGGCTTGTAATTCCACTGCCGAATTGGGGTGGTGACGATGAGTGGCTGCACACCATTTGGCGCGAAAGGCTGGATATTTTGCTTGAGGTCCTGCGTTGAGGCAAGCTGGAACTCACTGGCCACGCAAGGCACAAAGCCGCCGCCGTCCTTGCCCTGGCACTGCACCTTTCCACCGGTCAGATTGACCGAGCTGGAATCGCCGGACACCATCGCATCTGCTTGTGGAGCCCGGATTTTCACGGGCGACTTGGGATGCGTCAGCTCCAGCTCGTCTTCGTCGTTCAGCAGATAGGCGAGGTTCTCGACATCATGCGGGATGTGGTAGACCGGATATCGCAGGTCCGAATGCAGGAAACGCACCCAGACCTTATCACCGACCTTCAGCTTTGAGATCACCAGGGAATCCGGCTCCGCCCATTCGGAAACCGTCTTTCCCAGAACCTCAGGAACCCGAACCTGAATGCGTCGCTTGTTCTTCGGGTCCTTAGTAGAGACAACCAACCCCCAGTAGAACCCGTCATGAATCGGGCGTGCCTCTTCTGGTTCTCTGAACATCACAGAATAATTGTCCTCATGCTTTGGGCGTACCAGTTACCGCCGGAGAGGATGCACCGGTCATCAATTCGTGGGGCTGTCTGATCCCTGTAGTTGTATGAGTCTGGCGCATTCCTAGCCAAATCAACGTAGGTCGTGAAATCCACCTTTCCTTTCAGGACCATACTGTTAATCGGCGCACGAAGCGTATGCGTGGCCGCAGTGATCACCCAGTCGCCCTTCAGCCGGTCCGCGATTTTGTCGCCCTTAAACGTGATCGGCTGACCTGGCTGAAGTTTGATGGATCCCGGCAGCGTGGCGGACGCGGTAAACCAGTCCTGCTGGTAGACCTGCGCGGATTCCAGCGTGAAATCAAGGTCGGTCTGGGAGTCCAGACGCGTATCCGGGATTACCTCCTGCCGGTCATCTGGATTTCCAGCTTTGTTGTAGATGAGCTGATTCGAGTTGAAATCCACGCCGTAGGCGGTGTGCTCAACCAGCCGTCCCGTCGTGGACGGCATGTCACCACCGATGTAGGCCCGCAGGTCGGTCACGTCATACAGTTTGTTTCCGGTATTGTGTACCTCGTATTCGGGGGCTTGCGGCGCTTTCGCAGCCGCCCACGCGGCCGGATCAACGAAATATAGTACGCCGTTTTCGACCCACGCACGCCGACCTGAGGCAGCGGCACGTTCCTGTACGAACGCCAGGTCCGTTTTACGGTCCTGGAAGACATATTTGTGTACCTTTTTAGTTTGGTGCGCTACGAAAGAAAGTCGGTGCTTAGTGGCGATTTCCTGGGCAATGGCAGAGTCCGTCATCTCTCGCCACTCCTTCGTCCGGGAGATCGACAACATCTGGCCATTGCCGATCAGCACATAATCGACCTGGATGTTTTTCGGCCGGACAGGAGAGCGGTTTATATAGTCCACGTGATGGACATAACCATACCAATGCGCGACCTCATCCGGAGCCAAGCCCCACCTGATCTCTACGGCTGTGTTCTCCTTGTAAATTTTCGGCTTGACGAATCCCAGCCCGCTATCAGTCGGATAGTGCAGGCTGAGAAACATCAGTGTGTTGTTGATCTGCCGCTGCTCAACACGCAGCTCAAGCGGTGGGGGCATAACAGGACGCCCATTGATCAGAAACTCTAATACGGGTTTACGCCAGTACATTGGGAATCCTGATCATCTGTCCAGGGTAGATGGAAAACCAATCAAGCACCTCGGGATTCGCGTCCGCGATGTAGTACCACATCCCGTCATCCCCATAGAATTTCGCGGCCAGAAGGTCGATGCGGTCACCCTCCTGCACAATGTATTGGGAGAAATTGAAGGACCACGCCTTATTACGGCGCAATGCTCGTCCGCGAACCATTTTTCCGTGTCGTTTGGTCCAAACACTGTTCATCCCCTCGTATCGACTTTCGGCCACCTAATCCAGCTCCCTCATCCGGCGTAGAGTTTGACCGTCTCCAGAAACCGTGCCCGGCTGACCGGATCCGCCACCGCCACCGCCAACGGAACTCGAATCGTTAAAAGAAATCGTCTCAGGAATGAGCGCAGCAGTGATATCGACCGCACATCGGGTAGGGGTCATGAAGTTCGTCCAATGGGTGTACTGGACAGAGAAATTCTGGATGTTCCCATAGAATCTCAGTGAACCGATATTTGAGCCAAAATAAAACCGCATCGGCACGAACATAGGAACACCCGTTCCCTGGCCGGTAAACGTCGTCGTCGTTCCACCGGATTGACGCTCGGTCGAGACGTTCACCGTCGAAAACATTCCGGTCATCGCCTTGAGCTGGTCAATGTCCACTTGCACGCCCAGGCTGCCCGGACCCTCGCGGTATACCTCGGCCATCCGATCGAAGAGAATCGAGAACGTCAAAATCTGATTGGTCATGCCGAGCAGCCGACCACCAGCGCCAGGATCAATACCGGAGGTGAGGTTGATGTTCTCACCCTCATATGAGGGATAGGAAACACTCACTACCGAGGGATTGAACAAAAATCTCAGTCCGAGACGGCCGGACGATCCGGCAATCGGCTCATCCTGGACGATATATCCACGCTCCACCGACATGGTTTGACCGTCTGGACCGTATGTTGCTTGGAGCGTTGGATCAAAAGGCGGGTTGAAAGTTATACCCGGCCCAGGTGTCACTGGAGGCACTATTACCGTCCCTTCGCGACCTTCTTATTCCGCTGAATACGCTCCAGCTCCGCGAAAAGCTCCTGCGCGGTTTGCCGAGCCATTGCGGGAGTAGCTCCATTGCCAATATGCAGCACAATCGAGTTCGGGCCGAAATTGAACGAGACATTGTTGCCGCCACCACCCACTGCCACAGCTTCAGCAGTCGCGTTAGGAGCGGACGCCTCCTTAAGAAGGGCTTGGCGAATAGTCTCGGCGGGCTTCGCCGGAATGATCATCTCGCCCTTATGTACGACGGCGGGCTGATCTTCAGGAATCGCCCATGCGCCCTTGTCATACCAGTGGCCGACATCCTGGCCGCGATGAGAAACGCGCGCATTCCACCACGACCATGCACGCAACGGATTGCCATAGACGCTCTTGATGTAGCCCAGACCCCATTTGATCTGCGTGCGCGGGTTGGTCTTCCAGTCGGCACCGGCACTGGCCATTTTGGAGCCAGGAAGAGCCTGAGGAATCCCGTAGGCGTCGCTGTTGGGATTGTCCGCAAGATGGTTCCAGCCGGACTCACGCTGCCACAGCGCCAGCAGTGCTTTCCACTGTAGCCCCGACCAACCGAAATCGGCCGCCATCTCCTGGCCGATCGCCTTATTCCGTTCAATTTGAGCATTGGAAGAACGCGGCACGGAAGGCACGCGGGCAACAGGAATCCGGCGTCCCTTGATATTGAAGTGGCCCTTGGCGGGCTGCTGATCATTAGCCCGGCCACCACCGGCACGCCCCTTTGGCGGGGGAGCGGACTGGCGTTTCCCGGTTCCGCTAGATGCCCGAGGTGCTGACGGATTAATGATGCCATTGTCCGTAGGACGCTCATCCTCATCGTCCACAGCCGGGGCGACGCCTTCGGCCTCACCTGCACCCGCGAAAAACGCGCGCAGAGCTTCATCCTCGTCGATCGATCCCAGCTCATTTGCGCCGGGCACACGAGCACTGACGGTCGCGGTAGACGAGCCCGTACCCTCGTGGCGAGTCAGGTCACCAGCGCCGATTCTGCGGGGATCCGGTGCGCCGCCCTCTCCAGACGATCTTTCCTGCCCCTTCGGGATCGAGTCGAGATCAACTTTGCCACGATTTCCGCGCAGGAAGGTCCGAATTCGGGTCGCACCGGCAAGAGGATTCGCCCGGACGATTTCCACTCGGCCGCCGGTACGCGGTGCGTGGATATAGGCGTTCGGGCTGATATACATTCGGACATGCGTACCGCCACCGGTGAAGATAAGGTCTGCCGGACCGACTTCCTTGGGGGAGATATCGCGGCCGTCGCTATCCCTCATCTGATCCCATGTGGTGCGTCCGATCTGAATACCCGCACCGTGCCAGTACGCATACTGGACAAGGCTTGAGCAGTCAAAACCGACCGTATTGGCACCCTGTTTGATACCCCTGGTGGGACCCTTTTTGTAATGGCCGCCACCCCACGAATACGGAGTGCCAAGCCATTTCATTGCCATGTTGATAACGGCCTGGGCAGTACCCTTGGAGGCCCTGGGGGGCGACTTCTTGCCTCGCTTTTCGCTGTGACCGTCTTCAACGTCCTTTTGCTTCTTCTTATCGCCCCCCTTAGTCGTGGGTTCCTGCCGTACTGTGTTGTCCGGCGCTGGGCCTGCACCAAAGCCCAGGAAGTGACCGAAAAGCGACGTGAAGGATTCACCCGCCGCGATACCGGTCTGTACCGCCGGATTGACAGTGGACACAAAACCGGAGGAACGCGCGAGAACGGCCTTGACGAACGGGATGTCAAGGAACTGATGGAAGAACTTCGTGAATCTCGTCAGGGCCTTTGTTGCGGCATCAACACCCTTGACGAAATCCTCATTCATCGCCGAATCCTTGGCATCTGTGAGCGCTTCACGCCGCTTCAGGGCGTTAAGGTGCTCGTCATCGATGCCAACGGCCTTGAGGCGTTCTTGTGCCGCTTCGATACGACGCTGGTTGGCCTCAATGGAATCGTCTAGCGTGAGGTCCCGAAGCGTCTGCTCGTATTCCTGCTGAGTCATTCCAGCCGAGCGAGCCTTGTTGTACGTTTGNAGCTGGGCCAGGAGGTTACGCTTGTCTTCCTCAGACCAGCCAGCCGTCAGATTTTCGAAGGTGGCTCGCGCGAACTGACCCTCAGCCATGGAGCGGGCAAATTGCTCAGGCGACATCTGGGCACCGCCCCACGGTCCNTAGACACGCTGGAAATAGCTTTCCAGGAATGCAACGCTACCCCTATACCGGCCACCCTGATATGGGTCACCAAGTCCCATGGCCAGCGCCCGGCGCTGCATCATGGGACTACGAAGAAGGCGTTCAGTATTCGCCGTAGACGTGGCCGACGCGTACGGATTTGCGACAGCCATCATGAGGAACGAATCCCAAGCCTCGCGGCCCTTGAAATTGGCGCGAGCAGGATCAGCCAGGAACGGGTCACCGCTTACCTGGCTCATGATCCAGTGGGCTTGAAGTTTATCCTCGTAGTCGTAGCCCCAGAAAGACGATGTGCTCGTAGCTGAGCGGCCGAAAATAGAGGACCTCAGCGCTTCGCGCTGTGCCTCCACATCGCCACCCATGTAGGAGGTCGAGAAACTACGCTGATACCGAGTGGCGTAAGCGTAGATCTCCTCCATTTTGTCGCGCTTGATATCGCCGTACGCCGCGAGGAAATCCCACGCAAAGCCAGCGACATCTCCCCACTTAGACGGAAGTTTCACTTCCCGTGTAGGGGGACGCGGGGTGACTGGAACACTGCCGAAGGGGGCTGGTGACGGTTGTGGGAAAACGCCCCCAGGACCAGGCCCGCCGGGACCACCAGGACCACCGACGAATCCGCCGTGGCCACCATTGGCATATCCGCTGCCGCCGTACTGGCCGGGAGGT